TCCTTTAGGCATTCCGCCCAATTTGAGAACCAACATTGACTACGTGTTTATCCTGCGAGAGCCGTACATAGGTAACCGAAAACGAATCTATGAAAATTATGCGGGCATGTTTCCGACATTTGAGTCGTTCTGTCAGGTGATGGACCAGTGCACTGAAAATTTCGAGTGTTTGGTGATAAATAACAATGCCAAGTCGAATAAGCTACAGGACCAAATTTTCTGGTACAAGGCGCAGCAGCACGGACCGTTCAAACTCGGTAGTAAAGAATTCTGGGAGATGAGCAAGGATTTGAATTCTGACGACGAAGAGGAGTCATATGACCCGAAAAACATCAACAAAAAAGGAGCGGGACCCAAAATCAGTGTGAAAAAAAATAAATGGTAACAAGCGCAAATTATAATTTATAATAATTTACACTTTCACCAAGTTGTAGATGTCATCCACATAATTTTTTGCTTGAATTCTTGCGCAAATTCTTGCGTAAGGGTTGGAAAACGAGGATGTTTTTGTTTTTTCAATAATTTTTGTGATTGATTTTTTGATGCAGTGGTGTTTGTGTTGCATGTCAAAAAGGGCCTTTTCTTCATCTCGTATCAACTTCAATACATTTGAAATACCACATTCCAACATGCCAAGTTTGTATTGGAAATGGGAAGACCCGGTATACTGATAATTGTGAGATTCATGCAGCTGCATCTGTTCCAACCTCATCTGGAATGGAATCAGTCCACTGCGCATGTCTTTGCATTTTTGTATTTGTTGTGTGATTTCCGACTTGGATTGCAACTGGGCTTTCATGCGTGCTTCGTGTTCGGAACGTCGTTTGAGTAGCAGTTCACGCTCGCGCTCGTGCATTTCTTTTTTTGTTTTTCTCTCCTCTGACGAGGATGATGATGCGTTTGCTTCTTGTTTCACTAATAATTTCTCGATGTCTGATAGACTCTGAAACCACTCGGATGCCTCCTTCTTATTCCTTCTCTTTATTCCTGACGACTTGCCTACTCCTGATTTGGATTTTCCTGTGGCTGTGGCTGTGGCTGCAGTTTGCATGATATAATTGAGTTGACTTGTTGCCAGTTCGAACACTGAACATTTTAAAAGTAATCGAAAAGTTTTCAATTTATATTTTTGTAATAAATAAAAATTGAAAATAAATGTTTCATTTTAATATATTTCAACTCACCAGACAATCACCAGACAATCGCATGAAACATCATGATAATATATCAAGAAAAAAAATATTGACATTATATTTATCATTTTCAATATTGTTTACATTTATTTTATCTGTCGAAACCAATCTTACCATCACCACCACTACCAATTCTTCAACAACCGATCACCAAACATCACCTTCCCTATTGAGTCAAGGAACCGTGACGATTATAACTTATTCAATAATATCGCTAATGTTTGGCATTCCAATCTTGACATTTTTAACGTGCATCTATCATATGAAAGGGTCGGCACCTTGCGATTTTAAAGCAGCATTTTGCAGCTGTTGTTAATCTAGTGAAGGCATTTCACCGCCAACTCAAGTTAAAGTTCAAGTTCCTTTTATTTTTTTTTGTAAGTGCGCATTTTATGAGTGCATTTTTTATAATAATTGCGCGAATGCATCTTTTTTCTTCTTCCTCCTTCTAGCCCTGCATGTACTCGTTGTTGTCTACGGTCGTCGCGTTCTTCCTGACGTTTTTCAGCAAGCTCGAACAACCCTTGTGAAATTTGATACTCGCCCCTATAATATGCTGCATCTTCTTCTTTTAATTTTTTTATATCAGATTCTCGTTCAGCTTTACCATATTTTATCAAATCTTCTACAGTAAAACCTTGAATCATTTTATAATATTTTTTATTTTCATTGAGAAGTCGAATCAATTTTTCAAATACTGAAAAAATACCCTTCATTATTTGTTGGACAGCTATGCGTGCTTCTGGAGTATTTTTCAATGAATTTTTATCGATAAAATCAAGTAATATAGAAACCACACGAGTGAAAAATAATTTTATACTTGTAGCAAGTTCACTATTAGCATCTAATTTATTATCAGATATAAATTTATCAACAATTTCATCACATTCTTTCATATATTTTTCACGACTAAGAGGGGGTCCATGTAACGTTTTTGGACCATATTTTTCTATTATTTCTCTTAAAGGAACTACAATTCGAGGTAAATCTGGCATATTTTTTAGTAAATCAAAAAACTCTTTCGTAATATCAATCAAAAATGAAGGAGAATCACTAAAATTATATCCTTGCGTCGAAGCTACGGGAGTAGATAATAGCCATATGAATCTTGTAAAAGATTCCTCTCCAAAATTTTCTTTAAAAAACTCAACAAACTCGGCAATATTTTTTGCTCTTGCGCTTCTAATGTGTCGATTATAATAATCCTTTTCAAAGTACGTGTTCGTAGGTCTACGCGTCTTTTTGGACGGTGTCCTGTGCGGTGTCCTGTGTTTTGAAGTGGGCGTACGCGTCTTTTTGGACGGTGTCCTGTGTTTTGAAGTGGGCGTACGCGTGCGCGTCTTTTTAGACGGGGATAGAGCAGCCCCTTCTTCTATATATTTTTCTTCACTTGAAACGTTATCAGAAGACATTTTTTGTTCCTAATATATATATATATATATATAAATTATATAAAATAAATATCATAATTTATATCAAAAATTTTCGATTTTAAAGCAGCATGTTGCAGTTGTTGTTAATCCAGTTCTTCAATATTTGGTCCAGAGGAAGATGACGAGGACGACGACGATGGTTGTTGTTGTTGTTGTTGTTGTTCAGGCATTCCGCCCGGCATTTCATTAGAAGCAGAAGCATACAATTTCGAAATAATTGGACTAACAATTCCTTCCAGTTTTTTTTGTTGTGCTTCATACTCACTTGCATCAGTTTCATGGTGTCCCACAGATTCCAGCCACTCAAGCGACGCCTTGCAAGCATCCTCAATTGCGCTGCGGTCCGTCTCGGTCAATTTCTCTTGCATACCCGGCTCAGAAGCTGAACTCTTGACCGAATACACGTAATTCTCAAACCCATTTCGCGCATCAATTTTTTGTTTGTGCTTTGAATCTTCCTCCTTGTATTTTTCCGCTTCAGCAACCATGCGCTCAATATCATCCTTTGACAACCGCCCTTTATCATTCGTAATAGTGATTTTATTGGATTTGCCGCCAGCTTTATCAACCGCATTCACGTTGAGCACGCCATTCGCATCCAAATCAAACGTCACCTCAATCTGCGGAGTTCCGCGCGGCGCCGGAGGAATGCCATCAAGTTGAAATTTGCCAAGAATGTTATTGTCCTTGGTTAGCTGGCGCTCACCCTCAAACACTTGAATTAAAACGCCGGGCTGATTATCTGCATACGTTGAGAATGTTTGCCCCTTTTTGCACGGAATTGTGGAATTTCTCTCAATCAACTTAGTCATGACACCACCAGCCGTCTCAATTCCTAAAGACAGCGGAGCAACATCTAGCAACAAAATATCCTGCGTAATTTTGGACTTGTCTCCCGACAAAATCGCCGCCTGAACTGCCGCGCCATATGCCACCGCCTCGTCCGGATTTATGGAACGATTGAGCTCTTTTCCATTAAAATACTCGGTTAACAAGCTGCACACTTTTGGAATGCGCGTCGACCCTCCAACCAGCACAATTTCGTCAACGCTGCTTTTGGACATTTTAGAATCCCTGAGCACGCGGTCAACAGGGTCAATAGTAGAACGAAATAAATCCATGCACAGCTCTTCGAATTTGGCTCGCGTAATCTTGGTCATAAAGTCGGTTCCATCAAACAATGAATCCACCTCAATAGTTGTTTCTGCAGACGCTGAAAGGGTTCGCTTAGCACGCTCGCACGCAGTGCGCAACCGACGCAAAGCCCGGTTATTTCCGGTTGGGTCCTTCTTGGTCTTGCGCTTAAATTCCTGAACACACCAATTCACAAGCCGATTATCGAAATCCTCACCACCCAAATGCGTGTCTCCTGCCGTCGCTTTTACCTCGAAAATACCGTCGTCAATTGTCAAAAGCGACACGTCAAATGTGCCTCCGCCTAAATCAAAAATCAAAATATTGCTCTCACCCTTTCCCTTTTTATCAAGGCCATATGCAATTGCCGCAGCAGTTGGCTCGTTGATAATGCGCAACACATTTAGCCCCGCAATTGCACCCGCATCCTTGGTGGCTTGGCGCTGCCCATCATTAAAATAAGCCGGAACTGTAATTACGGCTTCCGTAACTGGCGAGCCCAAGTAGCTCTCCGCAATTTCCTTCATCTTGACCAAAATCATTGCAGATATTTCTTCCGGAGAAAATGTCTTTTGTTCTCCCTTGAATTCCACCTGAACATGTGGCTTCCCGCCGTCCTTGGCAACCACCTTGAATGACCAATGCTTCATATCACTTTGAATACTAGCATCGTCAATTTTTCTACCGATGAGACGTTTTGCGTCAAAAATAGTATTATCTGGATTCATGGATACCTGATTTTTTGCAGCATCTCCTACTAGACGTTCGCTATCCGTAAATGCAACGTATGACGGCGTTGTTCTATTTCCCTGGTCATTTGCAATAATCTCCACGCGCTCATTCTGCCAAACGCCCACGCACGAATATGTTGTTCCCAAATCAATTCCAATTGCTTTTGACATTCGAAGTTTTTTATATAATTTGTTCTGGTACGCACTATTTGATAGGTGTATATATGTTCAACATGAATTTATCTTTATATTATTTAAAATAATATATTTATTCACAATAAAATAACTACACCTTTGGATAAATCGCCGATTTTTAGTTATTCAAATTATATGGTAATAAGTCTGTAATAGCATAACCTTTATATGAATCATTTTTAAATATTATACCACAATTATCATATACATTATCTATTTTTATATCATCGAATTTTGTTATGTTTGATAAATAATTAAATAAATATGAATAACTTGTAGGATTAAGTTTATTAATGTTGTTAATTTTGTCTAATGTCATTGTAGCATTAACTATATAAACAAAATTATTATATTTTATTATTATTTCTGACATATCTTTATTGTCATAAATTAAAAATAATTTGAATTTTAATTTGGGATAAATATGCTGAATAGTATTTATAAATTTATCCAACAAATCAATTTCACTATCATCCATTACTGTTCTAAGAAATATGACTTCATCATCTGTGGACGATAAATAGTTTATTAATCGTTTAATTCTTCTTATAAATGCATATATAATATTTTTATCATTTAAATTATGATGAGTAAAACTGCCATATTTTCCACGAAATAATTTTCTGTTTCCATTTTTATCTACTTCTGGACAAGATTTCCCTACAAAAACATCTTCACATATAATTTTTTTAGGAAAAAAATTCTTAAATTTATTTTGGAAACAATCAATTACGCCTTCAAATGAATATATTATAAAATCAAAAGGAAATGCTTCACTTCTTAATTTTTTTAATTGTAATATTTGTGAAATATAGCATCTATGCCCTAAAGAAATATATCTTAACATTGACATTATATTATTACATTATAAAAAATTTAAAAATTGGCGATTCAAATATCCAAAAGTGTAAAAAATAATAATTAAATTCACAATTCATAATTTAATTATTATTTTTTATTAAAACCTTCATTAATCAAGACCAATGTCATCTTCGTTGTCAAGATTTAGAGCCTGATTTTCAGTAAGACGTGACAATCCGTGGTCCGTATTCTTGTCAATGACCACATTTTCTGTATCAAACATTTGTTTGCGGATGTCATCGAGTGTTACATTTTCTGTATCTTCTTCGTCTTCGCCTGCATTTGCGGCATCTTCATCAGCCGACATATTTTTTACGCTTACGAGCTCTCCCTTGGAATTAATGGTTTGGGTAAGTTTATTCCCAGATTTCTCAGCATTCTTTTTATTTTCCTCGATTGCCTTTTCTTTAGCCTCTTTTACGCGCTTATCGAATTCTTTTTTGGCATTATCCTCATTCTTTTTCTTTTCCGACATGAGCTGATTCAGCGTTTCTTCCATGTATTCAACGCGCCCGGTCTTGTAGGCATCCGGATGAAACGGAACCCACATTCCCACCGGACCCACGTAGACATCATGATTGGGATCAACTTCGCGAAGCAGCTTGCAGCGCATCTCGGCTTCCTTCTGCGACGCAAAAACACCGCGAACTTTAATTCCTCTAACTGATGTTTGAAATTCATGTTGTTCGCCAAATTCAACATCCAGTCTCTCCTCATGGTTGTCAACAAATGTTTTGAAATCATCATTTACATTGTATTTCATGACAGATTCATGCTCAGTCTTCAAAAAATCCTGGAAATCTTCATTTACTTTTTCAAATGTCAAATTATACTTGTAAGAAATGAAACTAACAAAATGAAGCATTACATCAACCGACTTTTTATAATTCCATTGCTTTAGAAACTCTTCGAAGAAGAAATGTTCTCTCTGTTTTATAATTTCTTCTGGACTTACAAATGACAAACAAGCAAACTTTTGACCAGAAATTGCTTTATCCTCTTCCAATAAATCTACATAATTTGTATTATTTGTTCCATCTTCATTCTTCTTCAATTCAACTCCGCGCGGTTTCATTTTAGGAATATTTTTGATTGATATTATAATATTATATTACAAATCATATTTAAGTATTTTAAATAATAAATATTAATAATAATAATAACAATAATAATTAAAAATTTAATAATTTCAAATAGTTTTATTTTTTTTTCTGTTCATTTAATATAATATAAAATGTATAACAACGTTCTTGATTTAGGCGAGCTTGTCAAACGCGCAATCAAATATTTGGTTGAAGGTATAATGGTTGCGATTGTTGCCTATTCCATTCCCAAACAACGTCTGAAATTGGAAGAAGTGGGTTTGATTGCATTGTCTGCTGCAGCAACATTTGCAATTTTAGATGTGTATGTTCCCAGCCTTGCCGTTTCTGCTCGGTCCGGTGCCGGTTTCGGTATCGGCGCCAACCTTGTTGGATTCCCCAGGTAAATAAATAATTTTATAATAACAAAATAAAACTGATTATGTTTGTTTCTTTATGAATTAAATAAACAAATATAAAGATAAAAATAATTTTATATAACGATGAACTTCCCAATGACAATCAATCAGGAGGACAATATTTCCGATTTTACAACGTATGACCACGAGTATTTGCGTAATAAAAAAAAACAAATAACAATTGTTAAATATAGCGTTGAAATTGCAGATGGATTTTTTGCAGGTTTTACAAGAATGATAGAAATGGACATTGGAATATTTGATTGCATTTTAAATTCTGAAGAAATATCCAAAATATTGAATA